TCACGGCAGGTTCTTCTACAAGGAACTCCTGGAATTGAGCAGCTAATTAGAGATGACCTAAGAGACGGTCTTCAAGTGGCGATGGACTTAGGAATCCTGAATGGATCTGGTTCGTCAGGGCAGCCCACGGGAATAATGAATGCCTCTGGTATAAATTCAGTGGCGATTGGCACAAATGGTGGGGCCATAACAATGGACAAGGTCGTTGATCTTGAAACCGCAGTTATGGAAGATAACGGTGCTGTAAATAATGGAACTGTTAAGTACATCACAAACGCAAAAGTTGTCGGCGCACTTAAGAAGTTAAAAACTTCTGGCGGTGAATACCTTTACAACCAAGACCTACAAGCGATTGGTCGTGGTGGTACTCCAGCAACTCTTAACGGTTGGGGCGTTCTTTCTACTAACCAAGTTCCATCTAACTTGACTAAGGGTTCATCTTCAGGTGTTTGCTCTGCACTTGTTTATGGTGACTTCTCTCAGGCAATCGTTGGCTTCTGGGGCGGGGGGCTAGAAATAACTGTTGGTGAGGACGCAGACGACTTCAGCAAGGCTCTTACTTCCATCAGAGGAATTATGACTCTTGACGTTGCCGTAAGAAACGCTGTTTCCTTCGGTAAGATCGCTGACATCACAACATAAACTTAAAAGTCACAGGGGTCGGCAACGGCCCCTTCTTTTTTTATGAACGTATTAATCCTTAAAACCTGCGCTGCAGGTAATCAGCATTTAGAGGCTGGCTCTACTGAAGAAGTAAGTGAGTCTATTGGAAAAGAATTGATTCGTATGGGTAGAGCAAGCAAAGCAACTGAAGCTCCTGCTTGTCCTCCTAAACCAAAAGCCAAACCTAAAAAGCAAGCTGTAGCTACTGATGACGCTGAGTGATGACCTAGATGTATTTTTTAGTGATTCCTCTGCTGTAAGTGCAACGGCTGGATCGACTACAGGCAAGGGCCATTTAGATGAGCCGACTAATGTTGCTGTGGGAGATCAGGTCCTTTTTGTTGATTATGCATTTAGATGTAAAACCAGCGATTTTGGATCATTAAAAAGTGGGGATGCAATCACGATTAATTCTGTGGCTTATACCGTCAGAATGGCCGAACAAGAAGATGACGGTTTGATTACAGTTCTTTCTGTTCAGAAGACATGACGACAAGACGAGAGCATATTCTTGATGCTGTGATGTCTGCTTTAGCGGGGACAGCAAGCGTTGGTTCAAGGATTTATAGATCAAGAGTTACTGCAATTAGCAGGTCAGAAAGTCCGGCTTTGTTGGTTGAACCTGTAAGTGATTCTTGTGAGCAAAGCACTTCTTTAGCAAAGCTTGATTGGACATTGCAAATAAGAGTAACTTGTATCGTTCGAGGAGATAAACCAGACGAGGTTGCTGATGCAGTTATAGAAAGCCTTCATTCACGTCTAATGACCGATATAACGCTCGGTGGCTATGCAATGGACCTAATACCTACTGGAACAAATTTCGAGATGATAGACGCTGATCAGCCAGCTGGTGCGATTAGTAGTAATTATCAAATTCGTTATAGGACAGCAAATGATGACCTTACGACGACTTAGTAAATCAAAATCTCTCGTTTCAATAGTAGAAGATGTCTAATATGAAACCAAGTGTGCGTGTCTCCGATTTCGAGGATTAACTAATGGCTTTGAGAACTTCACAACGAATATTACTCGCAAAGGCAGAGTCAAGTTATGGATCTGATCCAACGCCTGGTACTTCAGATGCAGTCTTGGTAAGAAGTATTGATATTACTCCCTTGTCAGCAACACAGGTGAGTCGTGACCTCGTCAGGGGTTATATGGGAAATTACGAGACTATCCTTGCTGACACTCACGTTGAAGTTAATTTTGAAGTTGAGTTGGCTGGAAGTGGAACAGCCGGAACACCCCCACGCTTCTCAAATCTTCTTTTAAGTTGTGGTACAGCGATTACAACGGTTAGTTCGACAAGTAATACTTACGCACCTATTTCAGCAACTTTTCCTAGTTCTACTTTATGGTTTTATGTAGATGGCCAACGTCATCAAGTTCGAGGAGCAAGAGGAAGTTTTGGAATCTCAGCAGAAGTTGGTGGTATTCCTGTCATAAATTTTTCTTTCACAGGCATTTATGTAGCTCCTGGAGCAAGCTCAAACCCAACACCAAGTTATGCAGCACAAGCGACTCCAGTAATCTTTAATAAAGACAATACAACGGCATTCCAGTTGCATAGTTATGCTGCAGCATTGCAATCGTTTAATTATGACAATGCAAACCAAGTGGTTTATAGAGAGTTAGTTCAAGGAACAAAGGAAGTATTAATCACAGAAAGGTCTCCAAATGGATCAGTAACGATTGAGGCTCCAGGATTGGGAACAAAGGATTATTTCGCCATAGCAAACACAAGTGGTTCAACTGGAAATCTAACTTTTCAACATGGTCAAACCACAGGCAACAAGGTCACTTTGACTTTGGGACAAACAGATCTACAAGGTCCAACTTATTCTGATTCTGAGGGGGTTGCAATGCTAAATATTGGTTATACAGCGACACCCACAACTGCAGGAAATAATGAGTTTAGCTTGAAATTCCATTAATTATTAGTGATAATGCTGCGTAGGCACTAATTATGTATGTTTGTCTTAGAAGAGAATCCTTCCACGATTTCGTGGCCTGTAAAAATTGACGTTGCTCAAAGTGGTGGAACGTATAAAAGGATGACCTTTGATGCTGAATTTAAAGTAATAGATAACGAGGAGTTACAAGATCTTTTTAATCCTGAAGATGGGGCGACTAAAACCGATTATGAATGGGCGAAACAGGTCGTTTTGGGTTGGTCTGGGATACAAGATAGCAAAGGAGATGACATCCCTTTTTCTGTTAAGAATTTAAAGACCTTAATTAATAAGCCTGGAGTATCTCAAGCAATTGCAGATGCATTGATAGAAAGCAGAGGGAAGGCAAAAGTAAAAAACTCATAGGCGCTGCCGAGCATTGGTGCAAAGGTAGCGAGTCAAAAGAATTATTAGAGAAAGATGCTGTTGCATTTGGGATAGCTCTTCCTGAACCAAAGCCAGAGAAACCTTATGGTGTCTGGAAAATGTGCTGGCCTGCTGTAGAGATATTTCTTCGTTGTCAAACTCAATGGCGAACAAGTATGAGTGGAATTGTTGGTTTAGACTATGTCGCCATATTAGGTGTATTAAACTTATATAAGATAAAAGAACAACAACAAGTGTTGGAAGATTTGCAAATTATCGAAGCCACTGTTGTAAAGCTCATGAACAAGGAGAATAAATAGCTATGGCTATGAATTGGGATGCTCTCTTAAATATCAAAGCTAATGTCAGTGGAAAGGATCAAATCCAAGGATTAGGTCGTTCACTGCAGGGAGTTGAAGGTCAATATAAAAGGCTTGGTCGGACAATTAAGAATCTTGCTGTTACTTATATTGGACTTAGAACAGCCCAGGCATCATTACAAGCAGGCATTGAACGAACAGAATCTGTTAGGCGTTTAACTTTGCTTTCTCGACAATATGGTGAATTAGCAGAAGTTCAGCAAGCAGCAGCAGAAGCAGCAGATACGTTTGGATTAAGCACAACGCAAGCTAATCGACAATTTGCACAGATTTATGCTCGTTTAAGACCTGTTGGGGTTGAACTGGAAGATATTAAGGTCGTTTTTGAAGGTTTTAATACGGCAGCAAAACTATCAGGAACAACAACGGCAGAAGCGGCTGGTTCGTTCTTGCAGTTAAGTCAGGCATTAGGAAGTGGAGTTTTAAGAGGACAGGAATTTAATGCCATCTTTGAACAAACTCCAATGATCATTCAAGCCATCGCAAGAAGGATGGGTGTAGCTACTGGGGCAGTTCGAGATTTAGCTAAACAAGGAAGGATTACCTCTGACATTGTTATTGCTGCATTAGGAGATATAAGAACAGAAGGTGCTGATCAGTTAGAGGAGTCATTAAAGGGGCCAAATCAAGCGATTGTTGAATTTAAAAATACAATTGAAGATTTGCAGGTTTTATTAGTTGAGGACTTTCTACCAACCTTGATTCCATTGCTTCGTGAAATAACAGATTTATTGAAAAACAATGCTCCTTTGATTAAATCAGTTACATCTCTTTTGGGCTTTGGTCTTGGCAATGTCAATAAAGGATTACGGATGGGAAGTTCAGATGTTGAGCAAAGGGTTCGAGATAATATTAGGGCTGGAATGTTGCCAGGTAGAAGCATCATCCCTGGGAGACCAGATGGTCCTTTTGGTCAATACGGCGCTCCAGGTTCTCCTGTTGCAAATGTTTTTGAGAATTTTTCATCTGAATATGGGGTTGGTTTTGAAGCAATAAGAGAAGAAGCAAAAGTTTTAAAAGAGTACAAGGCAGGTGTACAAGATATTCATGTATCGCTTGAATCTGTTCTTCTAGAGTTAATGACGAAGTATCTTCCTGTAACAGAACAGATTGATAAAGACATTAAAAATATTACTAATTCAACTAAAGAATTAAAAGAGGAAACACTTACAATTACTAAACAGGCTCCAGTAATAGCACAAGGACTTCAGCAAGGCATGCAAGCTTATGCTGATAGCATTAAAGACACAGCAGGCGACATCAAAAAGGCGACAGTTTCAGCATTTAAAGGAATGGAAGATTCGTTGGTTTCTTTTGTTACAAGTGGGAAGCTAAATTTTAAATCTTTAGCTCAAAGCATTCTTGCTGACATGGCACGTATTGCTATTAGATCATCAATTGTCAAACCATTAATGGCGGCTTTTGGCTTTGCTCAAGGTGGCGTAATAGATACTGCTGGACAAGTTACTAAATATGCAAAAGGAGGAGTTGTTAATTCGCCTCATTATTTTGCTATGGGAGGATCAGGTAACCTAGGCATCTTAGGAGAATCAGGTGCGGAGGCGATTTTACCCCTCAAGAGACATTCTTCTGGAAATCTAGGAGTTGAAGCTAGTGGTAGCAGCACAAATGTTGTTGTTAATGTTGATGCGTCAGGAACAGAAGTGCAAGGCGATGAGCAACAGGGCAGGGCATTAGGCCAATTAATTGCGGCAGCCGTTCAGTCGGAACTGGTTCAACAGTCAAGACCCGGAGGAATCCTTAACCCTGCTTAATTATGGCTACTTTCTCTTATACCCCTAGTTTCCCTGCGACTGAGAACAGCGCACCAATTGTAAGGACAATTGCTTTTGGCGAAGGCTATCAACAAAGGATTCAATTCGGCCTTAATCGTGACCCTAAGAATTGGTCTTTAACCTTTGCTAATAGAGATGACACAGAAAGAGACAATATCATCACATTCTTAGAAGCAAGATCAGGAACCGAGTCTTTTGATTGGACGCCGCCAAGAGGTAGCGCCGGAAAGTTTATTTGTCGTTCATGGTCAACCAATATGCCGCGATATGGACGCACAACAATTAATGCAAAATTTGAGGAGGTGTTTGAACCATAAATGGCAATACCTGTAAGCGAACTACAAAAAATTAATCCTAGTTTTGTTATTGAACTATTTACGTTGACGCTTGATAGTACGCTTCACGGTGCCTCTACTGTTTATCGATTTCATAACGGCGCCAACATGAATACCAATGGTGAAGTTGTTTGGGCTGGTAATGCGTATCAAAGATTTCCTATTGAATGTGATGGGTTTGCATATTCAGGAAAAGGAATATTGCCAAGGCCACGAATTAGGATTTCAAATATTCTCGGAACAATTACTAGCTATATATCAACCGTTAACGCCACAACGGCGGGAAATGATTTAAACGGTGCAAAATTAACAAGGATTAGAACACTAGCTAGATATATTGACGCGGCTAACTTTTCAGGTGGGACTAACCCATTCGGAACGCCGGACCCAAGCGCGGCCTGCCCGAACGAGGAATTTTTTCTAGACCGTAAAACCACAGAGAACAGAGACATCGTTGAGTGGGAATGTTGCGCTGCTTTTGATCTTGTTAATGTTCGTGTTCCTTTACGGCAAGTGACCCGGACAGATTTTCCCGGTGTTGGTACTTTTATTTAGTTATGGACTGGAAAAAATCAGCATTAATTCAC